AATCTATCCAGGATTTATTTCAAGAAATCGGCATCGATTACAAAGTGATATGGTCCGGAGATTATATCATGGCGATAATTATTAGAGGAACCATCCTTCGGTTCAACAAAAAGGAGAGGTTTCTTCAGCAAAGTGAAATTTACGTAAATGCAGGTAGAGAATGATGAACCGAGAAACCCAATACACAATCACCGACGCCGAGCGCCAGGCTATTGAGATCCGAGCTTTAAGAGACAGAATTTCTCTGTATGAATTGAAGATCATCTCCCTCACCGAGGAGAACAGGGCTTTAAGAGAACTTCAAATGAAGACCAGGAAGATCATCCACGTTCAGCCGCCAGAGTTTAGGGGGCCAAGCCAATGAGTTACCTCTGTGTCATCAGAGTTGTGGCAGGGCTAGGACTCTCATTGTTTATTATAGCGATATGCGCATTCTTTGTTGTTGGGATTATGGAGCCGGATCCCCGTGATTGGAAATATAAACCTGATAAAAAACCCACAATTAGAGCTTGTAATACCTGTGGAAAGATGGGCCCGCAACCCTGGTGCGACCCATGTTGGGAGATATATAAAATTACTGAGGCTCGTAAACTTAGTGAAGGTGCAACGGACGCAGCATGGGAGAAGTTGAATGCCTGAAATAGAAAAGTGTGAGTCTAAGGGTTGTGAGCGCAAGCAATCCTCTCAAGTAGGACTCTGCTCTGTGCATAAAGTGCGCATATGCAAAACATGTGGGAAAGAGTTCAACATGAGTATACCCAAGCAAGAAAAGTGTAAACCCTGCTTAAGGCCTAAGCGTGAGGCTTATTGGTAATGGGAAATTTTTTTGGAAATAAATGAGAAATTTAATCGAACAACTGAAAGAAGCTGCAGGAAAGCACTACGGATACGGTCTCCCGCGCGCAGACGCTGAGTATTACGCGCTCGCCAATCCCGCTAACATCCTCGCCCTCATCTCAGAGCTTGAGAGATTAAGAAACTGTATGGGCTTAGCACCACAATACCTAACTGATTTTGAATGTAGTGTTGATAGAGGTCATTTACTCAAGCGAGTAGGTGCAGAGAAAGCCTAAGATCTCTAATTTAGACAGTTTTTAGACACCAAAAACGGAGGCCCAATAGGGTATGTTTTACTACAAATGGAAAGCTTTGAAGCAATGGTTCTGCTTTAAATTCTATGACCACGAATGGAAAGATCACTTCAAGCATATTGATGGCTCTATTGTAAATACACCAATAGAGCTTTGCCAAAGATGCGGCGACAGTAGGATTAAGAAATGAAAACCAATCCGTACAAAGTGGGCGACAGAGTGCGAGTTTACGGTTGGGTTCAAATGCATCATCAGCCCTATCAACCTCGCTATGGTGGATTAGCTAAAGTGGTTTGGACTTCAGACCAGGAAACCCATGTCGAGTTTGATTTAGCAAACAATGGAGTAAAGGGCGGCGATTTAACTCATTACAAAGTTGACCCCAAGCAGTGCCGCAAACTCAAACCTCGAAAGAAGCTGAGGGAATGGAATATCTGCCTACCAGGTGAGAATTCTATTTGGCTACCCGTTGTTGACACTATGGGGACGTTCCACGTCGGGGACTTAGTTCATACCCATGATGGAGATTGGCAGGTAAGGGAAATCATTCATGTGAGAGAGGTGAGGCGGAAATGATCAACCTGGATGAGATTGAGGAACAGGCAGTAAAAGTCGCCAAAGAGATGGTCAAAATTCGAGGTAATCCACACTGGCATGACATGCGTGACATGTACATGAAAGGGTATCGTGCAGCGGAAGAGGAGTCGATTACGAGGATCGCGGATCTTGTCGAGGCCGTTCAAAAGCATGCGGAGGGTGGTAATATCGAGAACTATGGAAATCTTTCAGACAAGATTGAAGCCCTCTCAAAGGGCGGTGAGGCGTGATTTTTGGAGAATGTGTTTACTGTCTCGCGCCAACAGCGACACAATGTGCAGAAGAGTGCCCATCCTATTCCAAAGAACAGTGTGAGGGCTGTAAAAAGTTCTTCTGGTTAAAGCACTCAAGAATGGAGCCAATGGCTTATCCTCTTGAGGCGTTTGAGGTTGATGAGGAGACGAAGAGGTTAAAACGTACTGGGCCAGCTGTGAGTATTTGGGATGAACTCTTCGAAGCGTGTCCAAACCCAGAAACGTGCAATTGCTTAGCGGGGAGAGCCATCGCTCGCGGCAGGGCGCTTGAAAAGCTAGTCAACCAGTTTGAAGACGCAGACACCGGGTTTTGTATAATTACCAATAAAGGTAAAAAATTTCCGGCCGAAGCAATGATGCTTGAGTTTAAGGCACTCAAAAAGGTAGCCCAAGCAGCGAGAGGTTTCACTCATCGAAGTGAAGAGTTAGCGGAGGCACTAAGAGAACTCGACGCCTTAGAAACAAATCCAGGCGAAAATGTTAGTAAGGGATGAAGTTAGTTAACGAAAATGGAGAAGATGTGATTACTGCAATAATATACTTCTTTCTTGGCTTATTTATCACTTGCGCATTCTGGGCATGGTTCGAGCCCATCTTGCAGGGCTGGCTTGAGACTTGTTGGCTAAGTAGAAAGATGGACGAAATAAACCAGCGCCAAAAGAAAGAAATTGAAGCGATAAGAGTGGATATTGAGTCGCTAGAACAGTTGTAGGTTATGGTGAGCCACTCATTTCTAAAGAGGATGCACTTAAGCTTCTGAACTTCGACTCTACTTTAGTAAAAGAATAGTCGTCACGATTTGACTCACAGCCATACGCTTTGACGGGGTACAGACGTATGTGTATCCGGGATGCGAAAGTGTCTCGGGGTTTTTTATTAATGTGGAATATTTTCACAACAAGACTTACCCTAAAAGTCATCATAACTTTCCCCTTGTGCTGGGGACTGATCGTAGGCCCCGCTGATCCCACGACCACGGCGGGGCCTTTTTCAAGATTTGGCCGGGTTTATGAATAAAATATTCCTGCTGTTCTTCATTCTAGTTCTTTTACCGGTCATAGCTTCGGTTATATCAGTTATAAATGAGGTCTACGGAAGTATACCTGCCCAAGCATCCGGCGCTGAAGACGCCGTTGATCAATCGTGGGAGCGGAATGATTAAACGCCCCTTTTCTTGCGCTTCTTCTTGGGCTTCTTAAATGGTGGCTCGGGACGGGGCCAATCTTCTAGTTCAAGCTCGGCGTTAGCCTTAAGCGGGCGCTTCCGACGGGATTTCTTTTTTCCATCTTGAGATATGACTACGCTTTGAATTTTCACTATGTGTTACCTAAATGGGCTATGTTTATACAGGGATAAACCTTGGTCCATCCTCATGAACCATTCCAAATCCAGGCGTCCAGTGGGTTATTTTCTGGGATGTGTAGGTAAGACCTTTCGCTTCTGGGTCACCTGCGTATCCACTGTTTAGCTCCCAAAGCGTTTGACCGCGAAGGCGCTTGAAAGTCACTCCTCCAAGGTGGGTGTGCCCGATAATTGCGTTATAGAGAGTATAATCTCTGTGAGCCCCTAGGCCGGTCCTATAGCCGTGATGAATCATGATATCTCCAATCATGTATTCCTCACGCGGGTCCATTACGGTCTGCACGCCTTCAAACGTGAACTGCTTCATCAACGCTTCACGGATCCAATCCTCGGCCTCAGGGTAGTTATCCAGAACTTGCTTAAGCGGTCTTGCGCAGTGGTTGCCAAGCATTAAAAGATATTTAGACTGTGGACAGGCTTTTTTAATCTCAGCCCAAAGCTCTTCAAGTTTCTTTCTAGCTAGGGCTTGCTCTTCTCTTGGTGTGAACACGTTATGTGAACGAGGGAATCGAGTGTGTGAATAATTATCAACACTGTCACCATTGCAGATGACATATTCTGGTTGATGCTTCTCGATGAACCTATAGAAAGCGTCTAAAACGCGTTGGTTCTCAAATGGGAAATGGATGTCAGAGATTGACGCGATTGTTGGGTAAGGGGATTTAGTTTTATCTTCCCTTGGTTCGTACTTCTCAAGATGGGACTCGATGTCACGCTCGAAGATAGTGTTATCGATCTTCTTGGTGTTGTGTTTACTGACCTCAAGTCCCGAAGCTTGAACAAGCGCAGTGTAGCTTCCGAATGAAGCAATGACTCTTCGGTCGGCATTTCTTAATCTGTCGTTGAATTCTTTCTTTAAAGGGGTTCTGCCGAGTTCAAGAGCTAAGTCCTTCAGAGCCGATACAAGAATGTGTGACTCTTCGGAATAGCTCATCGAATATCCCCCAAGAGAATTAAAGCACGATTATTTAATAAGGCAAACTAGCTGGCTTCTTGGTCTGCGTCGTTCTCGATCTCTTGAAGAACAGAGCGGAGTCTTTTTCTGAGCTCAGTGCTCACTTTGATTCGTTTGACGCGCTTTAATCGATCAATCTCTTGCTTCAACTCATCGTTGAGCCACACGTTAAATTGATGAGGGAACTGTTTATCTTTGTAGCGTTCAACTGCCATAGTTATCAATTTACCCACCTCTAAACTTAAGTTCTTCTTAAGAAGCCCTTAAGTCAAGGCGCACTTCATTCTCTTGATTGATGCCAAAATCACGCAAGAGAGATGCAGAGTTCTTAGCTCTTCAAAGGCGTTGGTATCGACGTATTAAGAAAGATGGCTTCAAAGATATTGAGGTCCTTCAGAGTAACGGCGAGTTCTTTCCCTTGCTCTCAGGGGCAAGATTTTCAAACGAGAAGGAAGAGTTTTACGCGATTGCTTCGTGGTTCTCTCATGAGTTTGAGTTCAAAACGAAGACTGAGGCCAATATTTGGGCACTGTTCTGCGAGGGGCAGACCTACAGGCAAATCGCAAGCAGACTCAAGAAGAAGCTCTACCAAGTGTTCAAGACGATCAACGCAATTAAGAACGGTCCTTTTGAAGAATACAAAAGAAAGTATTTGAGCAATCTGTGAGTTTACCAACGAAGAGACCAAAGACTGGCGGCCGGGCGCCCGGCACCAAGAATGTAGCAACGATTCTCAGAGAGTCCAGGGTTGCTGAACTTGAAGCTGCCCTTGAGAGCAATAAGATCGACATCATTGGAGAGATCGCAGGGCTTAGGCATGACCTAGATCCAAAGGATAGGATGCACCTGCTCATCGCGCTTCTCCCATTCCGCTATCCGAAGCTCAGGAGTATCGAGATCAAACGAGACAACCCATTCGAAGCAATGAGTCACGAAGAGCTTGTGAGGTTCTCAAAAGAGCTCACGAAGTTCTTAGAGGAGAGCTCAAAGTGATCATCGTCGCTTATCGCCAAGCCAAGCCCGAAGATCTCCCGTTTATCTACTCAACATGGCTAAAGAACGCGCGGAAGCAGGGCGACTCAGCTCTGATGACAAACAGCGTCTACTACCAGAACGAGACCAATCGCATTCGTGGTCTCGTTGCAAGGTCTCACGTTTCAATCATCTGTAACCCAGACGACGCCGATCACATCTACGCGTGGGCTTGCTACTCGCTCGTTCGAGATCTCTTCATCATCCACTACTGTTACGTGAAGAAGTCCTACCGAGGACTCGGCATCATGAGTGAGTTCTTCAAAAAAGTTTATCCGCGCTTTGGCAAAGACCAAACAGCAATCACAAGTGTCAACGAGGCGGTCGCGCCTCTTAGGGAGTCTTACAAACTCTTATTTAACCCCTATCTACAGGAGCTAGTGAAGTGAGTCGAACACAACAAGACCTTGATCGCGAATACACAAACCTTTGTACCGAGTACGGGAGCTTAGAGGATCAACTAAACCTAGTATCGGCGCAAATAGATCAAATGAAGAGGCGTCAATTCGAAATCAAAACCGCATGGGCTGAGCTTCAGAGCGAGGCGAGAGCATTGAAATCCAATCAAGAGGTGGCCAATGAAGCTCAAAGCAATCAAGCTAGCTAACTCAGTGAAGGTTGGAATCGCAGGCGGCGAAGAGCTGCAGTTTTTCCAGTGTAAGGATTATGACCTCACTCTCGTTAATTCAATCATTCTTCGAATCCAAAACAAGAGATCTCAAGCAGTTGTTTGTAGTTCTCTTTTTAACTGTGTGTACTTCATTCCTGACGAAGAGGAGGCGATGAGTGCTCCTGATTCAAGCAAGGGAACTCCTGCAGCAACTGGACGAGGCGTCAAAGCAAAGGCGAGCTAGTTCAGTTGAGCTCATAGATCGAAGCTATCCAAGTCAGGCTAAGTTCGTCGAGGATAAGGCTCGTTATATAGCGGCGCTTTGTACTCGTCGTGCGGGTAAATCTACGGGGCTTGCGTACCGTTTCTATAGAGCGGCTCAAAAGCATCCCGGGAGTCTTTGCCCTTACATCGCTCTGACTCGTGAGTCGGCTAAGAACATCATGTGGCCCGTTCTCAATGAGCTCAACGAGAAGTATCAGCTGGGTGCCGAACTCACTGAGAGCGATCTCACGGTAAAGCTTGCCAACGGGTCTCGTATTGTTCTGTTTGGTGCGGACATTAAGAACTTTATCAGACGGTTGCGTGGGATAAAAACCCCCTTTGCAGCGATTGATGAAGCGCAGGCGTTTGGATCTCATCTCACGGAGTTGATTGATGACATCCTTACGCCCGCTATTGCCGATTACTCAGACGGCTCTATTGCTTTAACAGGCACGCCGGGCCCAGTCCCTAAAGGGATATTCTTTGAGGCGTCACAGTCTCTGCAGGGTTTCTCCACTCACCGTTGGTCAGTGCTTGAGAATCCCTACATGCCTAACCCAAAGGCATTCTTGGATGACCTCAAGAAGCGCAAGGGCTGGGATGAGGCGCATCCGACTTATAGGCGTGAGTGGCTAGGTGAGTGGGTCACTGATCTTGATGCACTCGTTTACAAGTATAGTGCTGATCGAAATCTAGTCGAGGAGCTGCCAAAGGCCCAAGGGTCTTGGAAATACATACTCGGTATTGACTTGGGCTTTGACCCTGACCCGTGTGCATTTGTTTTATGCGCATACAATGAGTACAGCCCTAAGTTGTACGTGGTTCAGACCTATAAGCAGAACAAGATGCTTGTGGCTGATGTCGCAGAACGAATCAAGTATATCACCAAAGAGCTGCCTTACTGCAAAATGGTCGTAGATGCGGGCGCACTCGGTAAGATGATCGTTGAGGAGCTCAAGCAACGCTACCAACTCCCACTTGAGGCCGCAGACAAGAGGGACAAAGCAGGTTTCATTGAGCTGATGAACTCGGATCTCGTCAATGGAAAGGTCCAAGTTCTAAAGAAGGCATCCCAGGACCTCTGCCCCGAGTGGGAGACGCTTCAATGGGACTCAGACTCTGACAAACGCATCGAGAATCAATCTCAACCTAACAACCTAGCTGACGCCGCTCTTTATGCATGGAGATACGCGTACAATTACGTCTTCACGAAGTTCGAAGAGAAGCCAAAACCTGGAACAGAAGAAGAGCTAGATGCGTTCTGGGAAAAAGAGTCAGAAGCGCTTGAGATTAAAAAAGATTTACCATTCTGGGAGCGTGACTATTAGTTCAATTTTCAAACAGCTGAACTCTATTGATGGAAAAAAGAATATCAATAAAGCAGCTAAAGCAGCTCTTAGGTCTCGTAGATAAGCATAAACTCGATTTGCTCGAACTTCCGGGCGTAAAAGTCACCAAATCAAAGCATTTACTCAAAGAAGTGTCGCCCACTGAGGCGCCTAACACTTATTTCGAGCCGACATCGGTCGACGAGATCGACGCTGAAATCAAAAAAGCACTGGGAGTTAAGTCATGAGTAAAGACATCCCAGTCTACGACTATCAGAAGTTAGCTACCGACACTCCAATCAATCACCGTTGGTGGACCCTCGAAGGTGATGAGATTGCAAAGAATCTCGTACCACTCGTTCGTGACATGGAGAACCGGCAATACTACCGCCGCGTTCAAAACCTACGTAACGCTAGACTGTACTCAAACCAAGAGCTCATGGCGCTTCAAGCAGGTCTCTTTGCGCAGAGCGGGTTTCAGTCCCTGCAAACTCACCGAGTCACACTCAACGTGATCAAGAGCTGCATCGACACGGCCGCAAGTAAGATTGCCAAAGCTAAGCCGCGTCCAATGTTTCTCACGATTGATGGCGACGAGACACTGCAGCGCCGGGCGAAAGAGCTCACCAAGTATCTCGATGGCGCTTTCAAAGAGATGGACATCTATCCAACGATGCAACGCGCGTTTGTTGACGCGGGTATTTTTGGCACGGGTCCAGTTAAGTTTTACACCGAGGATGGCAAGGTTAAGTGCGAGCGCACCATTGTTGACCAACTCTTCACGGACGACGCCGAGAGTGTTTACGGCACTCCGATGCAGCTCCACGAGATCCGTTATGTAAGCCGCGACACCTTGGCGGAGATGTTTCCTAAGTCTGCATCTGAGATCTATGCAGCCGCATCCGGAATGCCAAGCGAGTTTGGATCTCGCGCACTCGTTGACATGATCAGGGTCTACGAGAGTTGGAAGCTCCCGAGCGTCAAGGGCGCAAAAGACGGGATGCATGCGCTCTATATCGATGGCCACACTCTACACGCTAAGCAGTACAGGAAGAGCTACTTCCCATTCGTATTTCAGCGATGGAATTACAAAGTTACAGGCTTCTACGGGATTGGGATTGCAGAAGAGCTCACAGGAATTCAGCTAGAGCTCAATAAGCTTCTAAGAACCACGCAGCTTTCGATGCATCTCATGTGCGTGCCACGCGTCTTCTACGACAAGAATGGAAGCTTTGACATTGGCAAGTTCTCAAACGAGATCGGCGGAGCGTACGGATACTCTGGAAATCCTCCGATCTTCAATACCTCTCCAGCGATGCCGCCTGAAGTTTACACGCATATGGAGAACCTCTACAAGAAGGCCTTTGAGATCGTTGGTATCTCCATGCTCTCAGCGGCGTCTCATAAGCCAGCTGGACTTGATTCAGGCGTTGCACTTCGTGAGTACCAGGACATCGAGAGCGATCGCTTTCAATTAGTGGGTCAGCGCTACGAAGACGCGCACATGCAGGCCGCAGACATTGTCATCGACATGACAAGGGACTTGGCCGCGTCTGGAAAAGATCCATTTGTCAAAGTGAAGGATGGCAAAACCATCTCGATCATTCATTGGGAAGACGTTGACCTAGAGGCTGATCAATATGACATGCGTTGCTTCCCGACGTCCATCCTTCCGACGACTCCGGCTGGCAAGCTTCAGACTGTTCAAGAGCTTGTTCAAGCGGGTTTCATCGATAAGGACATGGCTCTAAGTCTGCTCGACTTCCCTGATCTTGATGCCTACGTCTCGAACGCTACAGCATCGGCAGAGCTCACCAACAAACTCATCGAGAACATGATTGGTAAGGGTGAGTACGAAGGACCAGAGCCGTTTGAATTCTTACCTCAGACTAAGTCGATGGTTCAGAAGTCTTATCTCAAAGCCAAGCTCAATGGTGTTTCAGAAGAACGCTTAGAGCTCATGCGCAGATTCATGGCGGATTGTGATGCGATCATGAATCCACCTCAGCCCGAAGCCCCAGCTATGGCGCCAATGCCTGGAGGCCCGCCAGCGCCAGGGGGTCCAATGCCAGGTGACCCTCTCGCGGGTGCGATGCCGCCACAAGCAAAGCCAGAGCTAGCACCGCGTTCTGATCTCATGCCTAACGGTGGAGTGGTTCAATGATTTTCAAAATCATACAGAAAGTCACGCACCCAGAACTCCCCAAGGGTTTTGAGAAGGTCACTCACATCATCGGTAAGGACTTAAAGCATGCAGTTGAGTGTGTGAAAGCGCCTCAGTTCGTAAAAGACGAGCTGCTTAAGAAATATCACTGCAAGTGGATGGATCTAGCCGGCAGGACCACAGAGATCGAGATTACCGACGAGGTCAAGGCATGAAGTCATGGGTTTTATCTAAGACCGTGACTCATCCAAAGATGAAAGCGCCAGTTGTATCGACGCTTGTTCTTGTTGGATCGCTCGCAAAGGTCGTCTCCAAACTAAAACTCTCGGGCGAATACGCCTGCCAACTTAAAAAGTACGGCTTCTACAGCTTCAAAGATTCCAAAGGTGGAACCGTGACTATCGAACTCAAGGAACAGGTTATCCAATGACGTTGAATACGCAATCTGAAGCTCCAATGAACGCAGCTAGTCCCGGCAATTCTCCAGCAATGGACACCCCAGCCACAGAGACCGAAGTCAAAGCAATTGAAACAAAAGCAGAGCCACAAACCGAAGCTCCGAAAGAGCCTGCCAAAGAGGATATCGATCTCTCTGCGCGCTTCGCATCTCTCTCTCGCAAAGAGAAGAAGCTACTTGCCGAGCGACAGGCGATCTCAGCTGAGAAAAAAGAGCTCGAAGAATACAAGAAATGGAAGGCCTCAGCCAAAGAGAAACCGTTTGAATACCTCAGTCAGGGAGGCATCACCCTGGACGATCTCATCAAAGCAAAACTCACCGAGGGTAAAGAACCCACAGTTGAAGACAAATTACTGACTGTTGAGGAGAAACTTAAAAAGTTTCAAGAAGATAGAGAGGTTGAAGCTGAAAAACTCAAACAACAGAACTCTAGTAGAGCCGTTGCTGCGTTCAAAGACAAGATTAAGAGCGTCGTAGAAATTGATAAGGCCAAATACGAGACAATACTGGCTAATGACGCGATCGATGAAGTCTATGACGTCTGCGCTGAATACTGGGAGCAAAATCCGCATCTTCCTCCGGAGAAACGGATGCTGCCAGTTGAAAAGGCTGCCGAACTAGTCGAGGCGGAATTGTTCGAGAGAGAAAAAGAGCGGGCCAAAAAAACCATCTCTTATTCAAAGCTCAAGAGCCTTTACGCTTCACAAGAGACTCCTAAAGAAACTGTCCCTCAGGCCAAAGATATTCAAGCGCCCGAACCAACTTTAACAAATAAAACCGCTCCTGCGCCAAGCGCGGAGCAACGGCGTCTCCTAACTCGTGAAGAGTCCATTAAGCAACTTGCAAAAGAGCTTGATGAAAAATGGAGAGCCGCACGAAAGGGCTAATCAATGGCACTCGACTTAACCGCCGCAGACGGCATTCTTAAGCAACACTATACCTCTGACCGTGTTGAAAACATGGTCTATCAGGACAACCCTCTTTTCGCCATGCTCTCCAAAATGGAAGACTTTGGCGGTAAGAACCTTCCATTGCCAATTATCTACGGCAATCCTCAAGGCCGTTCGCGCACGTTTGCTCGTGCTCAGACCCGCGGCGCACTGACCGCTTCTAAGATCGGCGACTTCGTCCTCACTCGCGTGAAGGATTACTCTGTCGCTACGATCGACAATGAAACCCTCTTGGCAACCCAGGGCAATGCTAACGCATTCTTGGAAGCCGCTACGGTTGAAATTGACGGAGCAATTAACTCCCAGTCAAGAAACTATGGTGTTTCGATCTACCGCTCTGGCTACGGCGATATCGGTGTGATCGCAACCGGCGGTATCTCTGGCGCAGTGATCACTCTTGCAACCTCGGACGACGTAACGAACTTCGAAGTTGGAATGGAGCTTGATCTCTCCGCAACTCAGTCTGGCGCTCTTCGCGCTTACGGATCGAGCGCAAACGGATTGATCATCACCGCAATTGACCGATCTGCCGGAACGATCACCTTTGGTTTCAACGTCACTGACGCAACCAATGGTATCCCAACTGCAGCTGCAGGCGACTTCATCTTCGTTCGTGGTGACCATACCTCGGGCGCATTGACCAGCATCGCCGGTCTCGAAGCATGGTGCCCAGCAACCGCACCGACCTCGACGCTCTTCTTCCAGCAAGATCGTTCGATTGACTCGGTTCGTTTGGGCGGAGTTCGTTACGACGGTAGCGCTGTACCAATCGAAGAAGCCCTCATCGAAGG